ACCTTGTTAGAGCGAGACGCCATTATTAAGGCGGCTAACGAGGCTAATAGGCACTAAGACCCCTACCCCCGGTATCTCGCTTGCCGGGGGTAGGCTAACAATTAAGGCAAGGTGATTAAATGGGCAGCGCTAGCTCGAGTTGGTGGCAAGTCAGCGTAGACGGCTCAAGTATTCGCCAAGCCCTTAAAGAGCTTAACGAGATCTCACCCGAGCTTAAAAAGGCTATGACGAAAGACCTCAAGACCGGGCTTATGGCCGAGGCCGAAAAGGTACGCGGCGCTATTCCTCAAGAGGCACCAATTAGGGGTATGCGTGACGTTAACGAGGGGCGTTTAAGTTGGGGCAAGATCAAGAAACCAAACGTATCGGTTACCCCCGGTAGATCACGTAAAAACGCTAACCGGTTTCTCTCGATAAATATAACCTCAACTAACGAGGCCTCGTTTCAAATGGCCGAGCTCGCCGGCTCACGTAACAACTACCGCCAAGGTATGACGAGAGAGTATAGCTGGCGCGGCACTACTCGACGACACCGCGTAGGTGGCCAAGGCCGGGCAATGGTAGCTGGCCTTAATCAGCGTTACCCTATGCGTGGCCGAGGTGGCCGTTTTGCTTTTAACGAGTTTAGGCGTTTACGCCCTAACGTTATCCTCAAAGCTGAGAGAATAGTTAATAGCTATATGGCTCTCGTTAACAGAAAGCTAAACACCTAATGCCTATTGTCTTACCAATTATTTATAAGGAAGACCCCAAGGGCTTAAACGACGCTAAAAACTCTCTAGGCGGTCTTGAGAAAGCCGTTAAAGGGTTTGGCGTTGCTGCAGGTTTAGCTTTTGCCGCAGCGGGTGCCGGGGCGGTTGCTTGGGTAGCCTCTAGCGCTAAACAGTTAATGGTTATTGAGAAACTCAACGCTCAGACCGAGGCGGCCATTAAGTCGACCGAGAGCGCGGCCGGCCGTAGCCTCAAGCAAATTAACGACCTCAATAGTTCGCTCGAAACTTTAACCGGTATTGAGACCGAGGTTATACAGGCCGGGCAGAATATCCTTTTAACCTTTACCGGCATTAAAGGCGACACTTTCGACGAGGCTACCAAGGCAGCTCTCGATATGTCGGTTGCTCTCGGTACCGATATGGCTAGCGCTGCAATGCAGGTTGGCAAGGCTCTTAACGACCCTGTAGACGGTATTAGCAAACTAACCCGCGTAGGTGTGACGTTTACCGAAGAGCAAAAGAAACTCGTAGAGCAGCTTGCCGCTACCGGTGACGTAGCTGGCGCTCAGGGCGTTATCTTGCAAGAGCTGCAGAAAGAGTTTGGCGGCTCGGCTAAGGCCTTTGGGGAAACTACCGCGGGGCAGATTGCTAAGGTTAAGAACTCTCTCGGTACTCTTGGCGAGGCTATCGCTATGGGTATCTTGCCGGCGCTAAACAATATCTTGCCAAAGGTAACCGCGTTTATCGACGCTATGATAGTCGACCCGCTATTTATCAAATTTACCGAAGACCTCGCCGTAGCGTTTATGGAAATCTTTGAGGCTCTTTTGCCTCTACTACCGGTCTTTGCCGAAATGATCTTGAGCCTATTACCGGTCTTAACAGATCTCGTTAAAATGCTTGCCCCTGTAGTAGTTCAACTCGTAGAGGCTTTTGCCCCTATGATCCCCGTATTGGCCGAGCTCGTACAAATCTTGCTACCGCCACTCGTAGACGTAATTGCAGAATTTATTGAGCTAATTGTTAAAAACCCGAACTTTCTCGGTGACGTTAACAGAAACTTTGAAACCCTCGCAGCTATTGTTGAGCCTCTACGGTGGACACTACAAGCTATTGCAGATATTCTCGACGCGATTGGAAATAACCAAAAGGCTAGCGCTAACCTCAAATGGCTCGAGGGGCAAGGCCTCGTTAAAGCTACTAACCCGTTTAGTCTCGACCCCTCGCAAAACTCGGCAACTTATCGAGGTAACTTTGGCGCGGTACCGTTTGCTAACGGCGGTATCGTTATGCCCCGCCCCGGTGGCACACTAGCGCAGATTGGCGAGGCCGGGCAGGCAGAGGCCGTTATTCCTCTCAATAAGCTCGAGCGTATGATCGGGCGAGGCTCAGGCACGACCGTAATTGTAAACGGTAACGTTGGTTGGAACCCCGAGGAAATGGCGGCCAAGCTTGCTCTTAAGCAACGCCAAGCGTATGCACTCGCCGGGCTTAATGGATTGGTAGGTGTTGCGTAATGCTGCAAATTGAATGGGTAGGTACCGACGGCTCGGTATGGGATCTTATCGACGGCGACGTAGCTTTAAGCAACCAAGGCATTACCGGCTTAGGTATGCCGCTTACGTTTGATACGACACGCCAAACCGCTCTCTATCACGGCCAGACTTTGCAGAGCTGGCGTTTAGAGCCTCGTGAGGTCTTTCTGCCTCTTGTCTTTCGCGGCAATGCGTTTACAGACCCCGAGGGCGTACAACGTGAGTTGTGGCGCTCTCTATCCCTAGGCGAGTATGGCTACCTTAACGTTACAGACGGCAACGGGTATACAAGATCTCTAGAGTTACGCCTACTCTCAGATAACGGCCTCGCCTACAATATCGACCCCTATAGCGATAAGACACGGCACCGAGCTCTCGGCCTCTCTATGGTTGCCGATAACCCTTGGTGGCAGGGCGAAGAGGTTAGTACGTCTTTCTCTCTCGGCACCGAGGGCACCGCGACTTTCTTTGGTAACGGCTCAAACGCTACCCCTTTCTATATCGTTAAATCTGCCGGCGGAACCGACGCCTCGCTCGTAAACCTTGGTGATATGCCAGCTTGGCTTACTTGGACAATTACCGGCGCTATGGATAGTTTCGACTTAGAGGTTGACGGGCACCACGTTTCCGGCGCTATCGAGTTGCTAGTTGGTGAAACGCTCACTATTGAAACGAGCCCTCTAAACCAAATCGCTTATCTTAACGACGGCACCAAGGTAACTCGTTATCTAACCGAGGTTGACTTTGCCCCGCTACCCGCCTCGGGCGACCCTATCCCGGTAGGTATTGACGTAGTAGGCACCGGCGTTATTACCGCCTCGTTTAGACCCCAATTTATGAGGGCGTTTTAATGAGCGTAATAACCTACTTTCCCGGCTCTATCGACGTCTATACAAAAGACTTTGAATGGGTAGGCCGTGTAACTAACCCGATATCTATTTACGGGGCAGCGGTATTTAACGGCCTTTCTTCTTTCACTATCGAGGTATCAGCTACAGACCCTATCGTTAGCGACCTCGTAGCTTACGGTGCCCGTGTAACAATGATTTACCGCGACGCTCAACTATTCTCGGGAATGATAACCAACGTTTCTGGCGCTCTGGCAAATAACGGCTCGATAACAGTAACTCTTATGAGCGATTGGCGCATACTTACCAATACTCTCGCTTGGATAGCACCAACGCAGGCACTCGAACCTACGGCACTCTCGGTTAAAAACGTTGCCAATATTGCGGCTCTAGGCCAAGCGCACCTACCCGGCGGCTCAACTACTCAAGGCACTAGCGGCAGCGTTATAGGCCAAGTTGGTTATTACCAATGGTCGCCAAGCGTTGTCTATGCAGAGACCGCCATTAAGACTCTCATTACCGAGAACCTTGTAACCCGTCTTGGCCGCCCTGTAACCGTTGCTACCGACTTAAACCGAGGCGGCGATATTAAAACCCCCGGCCTCTTGCCCGAGATCAGGTTTGCAAGCCTCGAAGACGTTTGCAACCGTATACTCGCCCTCGACGGTCTCGGCCTTAAGATCGAGCAAGTTACCCGAGAGTCGACAATTACCGCAGACGTTTACGTACCGGCCGTTTGGGATATGCCCCTAACCGTAGACTCGGGCGTTGTTGCCGGTGGCTCTTGGAATGTTAAAGCCCCTACCGCTACCCGCGTCGTACTTGGCGGTGCCGGTGAACTAGCAGCGAGACATTTTGTAGGCGCTAACGACACTACCGGCCTCGAGGCAGAATGGGGCGACCTTATCGAGGTGTTTAGAGACGCTACTAGCGCTAGCGATATTGAATGGCCAGAGGGTCTTGACGACTCGCAGCAAGTGCCTAAGTATTACGAGCTACGTAGCGACGTATCAGCGGCACTTAAAGCGAAATACCGGGCGAGCCTCGTTGCTGCAGGCCAGCTCGGCCTAGACGCTGGCGTACCTCTCTTTGGTGTCAGCGCAATGCTCTCAGAAACCGAGAGTTTCCACTTTGGCGGTAGCGACGGCGTACAACTAGGCGACCAAGTAACAATTAAGAGTCAGAGCGGCGCGGTTTATACAGACCGTATTACGCAGGCAACGTTTGCGTTTGGTAACGGCCAATTTGAGGTAACCCCTATTGTTGGCACCCGCACCGACGACCCCGACAAACAATTAGCACAAGCTATCGCCAATTTGGCGGCGGCGCAACGTAGAATATCTAAAGATAGGTAAGGAATAAATATTATGGCGCAAACCTCTTGGGGCTTTGACGGTACGATTACCGAGCTACAATGGTCGACTATGGCCGGGCTATTGGGTAACGGCTACGTTGCTAAGGGCTCAACCGATTGTGTAGTTACCGCGGTACCGGGTGCTCGTAGCGTATCGGTAGCTGCAGGCTCACTCTACGGCGACGGCGTAGTTACCGTACTCGACGCGGCCGAGACCGTTGCAATGACTACCCCCGTTAACGGCCAATGGTACGTTATTGCGTTACGCCGTACTTGGGCAACTAACACTACCGCCCTCGTAGCTATCGCTGGCGCTACTACTACGACTACTACACCTACGGCAGCCCCCTCGAGTTTCCCAACTCTTAACACTCAGCCGGGCGTGCTTACAGATCAGCCAATTGCTTGGGCTTGGTGTAACTCGGCTAATACGACCGTCGTTGTATTTGATATTCGTTTGCAGCCGGTTAAGAGCTTGCCGCCCGTTGTCGCTACCGCTGCAGAGCGTGACGCCAAGTTTATGGCACCTACTCAGGGTTTGCAGGTTTGGCGTAATGATCTTGGCGCGGTAGAGACTTACTACGGTCTTTACAATGTCTCGACAAACCCCGGCGGCCGAGACTCTGCAGGTTGGTACGTAGATACCCGCCAGACAGGGTTACGACCTATACAACCTACCTTGGTTACTATTGCTACGGGCTCAGGTAGTGCAAACGCTTTAGGGCAAGTAACTTTTACCGGCGCAACAACCGTTTCATTAGAAAATGTATTTAGCTCTGCATATAGAAATTACCGAGTTATTTTAAACGTACCCGCATCTTCTGCACAAACCAACGTACTTATTAGGTTTAGATCTGCAGGTACCGACAACTCAAATAACAGTTATTATCAGTATTGGACACTAAAACGTATTAGCGGAACTATACAGGATAACTCAGGCGGCCCCGGAACCTCGTTTGCATTATTTGCTAAAAATAACGCAAACACTTACGGAACTTGGACAGGTGACATTATGAGCCCTAACGTTACAAGTCAAGTAACTACCGCAACAGGTATTGGCCACGGTGGAGATAGCACAAACTCATACAACGTTTTTAATACAGTTTTATTTGACGCTACAACAAGTTTTGACGGTATTAGTTTTATCTCGTCAGCCGGAACTATTACAGGTACGGTTAGCGTTTTAGGTTACAACGACTAAGGAATATAAATTATGACCGATATTATTGAGCGGCCAATGACGCCCGAAGAAAAAGCAGAGCGGGCAGCTTGGAAAAAAGAGCAGCCAGAAAAAGAAAAAGCTATTGCTACAGATCTACGCCGCCAAGGCTACGTAACAATTAGCGACCCCGTATATATGCAATACGCTCGAGGCGTTAAGACTAAGCAAGAATGGCTCGACGCCGTAGCCGAGGTAGAGGCGCTCTACCCTATCCCGGGAGAGGAAACCGAGTAATGTCTATTGACAATTGCCCCGCAATGAGCCTCGCAGAATTTGAGGCTATCCCAAACGGTGAAACCGTCTTTAACCACGGCGCTAGCGAGTGCGTAGCTCTTGCTAACCAATTTAACGAGGGTGTCTTAGGCGGCGGTTTCGTAGCCGTAGGCAGCGCTCTCGATTGGTGGACAAACCCCAACGTTGCTAGTGTTCACGGTTTCGAGCGAGTTACAGAAAACCCCCAACACGGCGACCTCTTTATAGCCTCTTGTGAGATCTACGATTGCACTTTTGGGCATATTGGTTACGTAGTTCGAGGTTGGAACGGCTCAACCTTTGGCACTATCGAGCAAAACGCCGGTATCCCTAACGCCGTCTCTCGCCACGATCGCACTATGGCAAACGTCGACGGTTTCTTACGTACCGTACGCCAAGATATTGTAAACCCCGCACCCGCACCCGAGCCTACGCCAGAGCCCGCACCTACCCCCGCAGGCAACGTTTACGTAGTGCAACCCGGCGATACCCTTTCGGAAATTGGCGACTCGCTTGGTGTTAATTGGGTAGATCTCTACGAGGCTAACCGAGACGTCGTAGGTGATAACCCAAACCTAATCTTCCCCGGCCAAGAGTTGCGCTACTAATGGCGGCTACGGTACCTATGCCCAATATTGGGGCAATTATCCCAACGGTTAAAGGCCGCAAAATTGCCTACGCCATATTTGCCGCGTGCTCAATTCTTATCGGTGACGCTACCGTATTCTTCTCGGTAGCTAACGGCTCGGTACCTACGTGGCTTATTGCTCTCGGCGCGGTGGCAGCTAATACCGCCCCTATCTTTGCCGGTATTGCTATCGCTAACGCTAAGAACCCCGAGGAAATAATTGAGTTATGAGCGACGTAGACGTACTCAAAGCCGACTTAAGTTGGATACGTAAAAGTATGGAAAAGCAAGAGGCTAACCAAGCCGAGATATTTTCACGGCTACGCCAAATTGAGGCAGATCTAGAGAGCATTAAGGCCACTCAGAAACCGCCGATAAATGGTTGGGCTCTTGTTGGCGTTATCGTTTCCGTTATCGCCGGTATTTTGCTCGTCTTAGACCGTATCTATGTGAACCAATAAACGGCAAATATTGCACGTTACTTGGTCGCCTACGTGCCAGTCGAAAGCGTAGGCAATGCTCTTAGCGACCTCGGGGTTATATTGAGCGGTGCCTAGGGCGTCTAAAAGGCTATGGCCGCAATGATCACAAACTACGTGCCAATAGGTGCCGGTGTTAGTAAATGCCAATTGTCTGTGCCTCTCGCTAAGGTTAGAATACCCCCGGCTCACCAAGGGTGGTAAGAGACCGGGGGCAGCCTCGGGAAAGGAACCGTGGCAATGTCTACTCTATTACACTTTGATAACAAGGCAACACTACAAGGGGTTTACCCTAACGGCTCGCCAGAATGGTTGGCAGCTCGCAGCGACGGCCTAGGCGGCAGCGATATAGCCGTAGTAGCTGGCCTCTCTAAATGGTCTACACCAACAGATCTTTGGGCGATTAAAACCGGCCGCTCTCCCGGTGTTGAAACTACCCCCGCTATGGAATGGGGCACCCGTCTTGAGCCGCTGATTATTGACAAGCTCGAGGAAATGCACCCCGAGCTAGTTATATGGCGCGATATGGGCACTTGGCGCTCTGTAGACCGGCCGTGGCAGGTTGCTAACCCCGACGCTCTAGCAACTACCGATAGGGGCGAGCCGGTACTTATTGAGATTAAAACCGCCAAGTGGCCTAGCTATTGGAAAGAGGGGGTGCCTCTCAATTATCAAGCTCAAGTGCAATGGTATTTAAACGTCTTTGGTATTGAGCGGGCTATTGTGGCCGTACTCTTTCACGGCAGCGACTACCAAGAGTTTGAGATCTTGGCAGACCCGTTTTGGCAAGAGACTCTCGTAGCTCAGGGGCTCGAGTTTCTTGAGTTTGTTTATGACGACACGCCGCCAGACTTTTACGACTTGCCAGGCTAGCCAAAATTGGCTACCCTCGTATTAACGCAACCGCGTACAACGAAAGGGAACCAAATGAATATCGAAGACGAAAGCTACGAAACTTACCTAGACGACTCTTGCGGGTCTGATATGTGGAACTTGCTCTAAGCCAAATCTCGAAAGGAAAATAAGAAAATGGCTAACTTTGATCTATCCCAATACCAAACCGTCGCCGAGCGTATCGACCTCTTTTGGGCGAAATACCCTAACGGCCGTATCCACACCGACATATTCCACCTAACCGAGACCGGCGGAATATTTAAAGCCGAGATCTATACAGACCGCGAAGACACCCGCCCCGCCGCGATTGACTTTGCCGAAGAGGTTAAAGGATCAAGCCCGGTTAACCGCACCTCTTGGGTAGAAAACGGGGCAACGTCGGCAATTGGCCGCGCACTTGCAGATCTAGGCTTTAGCCCTAAAGGCGACAAAGGCGGCAAGCGTGCCTCTAGAGAGGAAATGGCTAAGGTACAACGCCTCAACCAAGAGCAGACCAACGGCGAAGAGGTAGGTAAGCGTATTGCAGCGCTCAAAACCAAGGCCGAGGCTCGAGCACTCTATGCAGAGCTCAAACCAACTACAGACCCCTCTACGCTCTCGCTAGTGCAAGAGGCCGCAGCTCTACTACCCGACGAGGTGAACTAATGACAACAGGGCAGAAACTACGCGACGAGGGCACTACTCAAGTGCTCAACAACGCCCCCGACGTTTGGCGTAACGAAATGCACGCCGCCATTAAGCGAGCAATACTACGCGGTACGCCGTTTACCTCAGAGGATCTCTTAGCCGAGGTTACGGCCAAGCCACACCACCCCAACGCGGTAGGCGGGTTTATATTGCACGCGGTAAAACAGTACGACCTTAAAACGGTTGGTTATTGCCGCTCAACTAAGCCAAGCTCACGGGCTCACGTACTAGCAATGTATTTAAAAAATGACTAGCCGCGAGCTACCAATTTGCTACGTATGCCAAAAGCCTAAAGCCATAATGCAGAAAGATTGGATAGGCGATATTTGTTGGTGGTGTAACAATGATTAGCGATATTGCAAACGTGCTCACCAACTCTAAAGCTAGCGCTCAGGCCAAGCTAGTTTTAGTAGGTATTGCAAACCACGTTAACGAAGAGGGTGAGGCGTGGCCTAGCCGAGAATTATTAGCCTCGTATGCTAATTGCTCGGTACGTACCATTACCCGACACCTAGCCGAGCTCGAGGCTCTTGGTGAGCTAATTATTGTCGTAAATGCAGCACCAACTACCGGCCGATACCGCCCCAATTTGTATCGTCTGCCCCCTGTGGATAACTCTGTAGGGTGGACAAATCAGGTACGACAGGTAGACAAATTAGGTAACAAGGGTAGACAACTGTGGCTCAGTAAGCATAAAGAACCCTTAAGAAACTTAAGCGAAATAGAATTAGCTCGAAGAGATCGACAGATAAGACTTACCGAGAGCAAACGCCTCTCGGAAGAAATGGCAGAGGCAAAAGCAAAAGCCGAACCAATGCCAAACTGTAAACACAATAAACCGCTCTTAAAATGCAACACTTGTTGTTTAGAGCTAGCTGAAAGGAACCAAGCAAATGGCTAAATACCTCACACTCGAGGCGGTAACCGTTAAAGAGCATAAACGTAACGACTTTGGAGAAATTACAGGCTTTACCGTCGAAGACATTATTACGACGTTTAACGGCTCAACTTTCCCCAAGAATTACAAGATCTCTCTATGGGAAACCAAAATTGAGGTACCCGCAATTGGTGACGTAGTAACCGTAGTCGGTGAACCCGTCTACAACGTAGCCGACGAACCAAACCCTAAAACAGGCAAACGAGCCGTATACGAGACAATTCTTAAGCCTCGGGTAACTATTCACGGGCACGCCCCCGCCGTAGTATCTGTAGACACCGCTGCAGCAATGCTCGCTACCGGTGAGGACGTACCTTTCTAATGGCTACTAAACTAACCGCAGCACAAAAGCGAGAGCGCGAGTTTATGACACTCTTAGAGGGTTATGAGCAGCAATGGCAGCGAGACGCTGCAGCGAAAGAAACCAAGCTCTACACAATGGCCTACCAAGACGGCTACGACAATGCAGCATACCGCTACACCCGTCTAAGCCTTTGGCTACGTATCACTAAGCGCGGTCTCTAATGCTATGCGTAACCGTCTCTGGCACACCCGCCCCTCAAGGCTCTAAAAAGCACGTAGGTAACGGGCGTATGATCGAGAGCTCAAAAGCTCTTAGACCGTGGCGTAGACACGTTACAGAGACGGTTACGCAAGCACTAGGCGATTGGGAACTAACCAAAGACCCCATAAAAGTACGTATCAGCTTTGAACTACAAAGACCCGAAAGCGTATCAAACCCCAAACGCAAAAGTTGGCGAGAGCACCCTACGGTAAAACCCGACGTAGATAAGCTCGCCAGAGCAATACTAGATAGCCTTACCGGCGTCGTATATGTTGACGACTCGCAGGTTATCAAACTCACCGTAGAGAAACGATACGTAGAGGCAGCACCAACAACAACAATAACCGTCGAAAACCTCATAGATCAGGTGTGGCACTAATGCGAGAAACCACGTATAATCCTAGACACGCACGAAAGGAAACCAAGCGTATGTTTAAACTCACCCAATTCCTCGTAAGAGCAGCCCTACTAATGGCAGCACTCTACGCAATACTCTGGCTAGCTCAAGCCCTAGCAGATCTAGCAATAAGCCTCGTACCTTGAAAGACTTATGCGACACTTGCAACACCGAGATAGACGTATACCTAATGCCAGACGCACAAGAGAAACAACTATGCGGCAATTGTTACGTAAACCAACTACTCTCGTGGCTACCTAAGAGCTACTAATGCCAAGCCCTCACACCTCACGCGGCAGCAAATGGCAAGCCCTACGCAAAGCCGTACTAGACCGAGACAACTACACCTGTGCATACTGTGGCAGAGAGGCCGACACCGTAGACCACATACTAGCCAAAGCTAACGGCGGACAAGACACCCTAAGCAACTGTGTAGCCGCCTGTAACGAGTGCAACGGGCGAAAGAGCGACAAACCCCTAATACGCAACAATTGGCACAACAAACGGTGGCTCAAGGCCATATAGAGCACCCCGTTTTTTAGGTAGAACCCCCTACACCCTCAGCTCCCCTCTCTCTTGCAAAAACGAGTAAAAAACCTTTGGGTTACAACGAGTTTTAACGAGTCGGGGCATAATGGTTAAAAGTAACGAAAGGATAACAACGTGGAAGAGCAGACTCTTTACGAAAGCACTCTAAAATTTATTGCCGGGGCTACTTGGCTTACCGACGAAGACGACCCCGCCGTTGTAATGCTCTTGGCTATGGCTCGAGAGATCGACGAGAAACTAAACCCGCCGCTGGCAGCTCAATACGGCCTTACGTATCGCAACTTGCTTAAGCGAAAGCCGGGGGCAGATCAAGAGGTTGACAAGTTAGCCGAGTTGTTGCGCCGGTGATCTGTACCGAGCCCCTAAGCAAGGATTACCCAAGCGACGCCGATTGGTTGCTACCAATTGTTGAGCTTGCTTGGCGCTCTGCAGACGACCCTAATTTTAGTCTTGACGAGTGGCAGGCAGATCTTATTAGGCGTATGCTCGAGGTTTACCCCGAGGGGCACCAACGGGCGGGCGAGTTACGCTACCGCCAAGTTGTTGTATCTATGGGGCGACAAAACGGTAAAAGTGTTATAGGCGCTATTCTCGGGCTCTACGGTTTACTACGTGCCCCCGGCCAACTCGTAATCGGTATTGCCTCTAGTGCCGAGCAAGCCCGTATTTTGTATGAGCGCACTATGCACGTTATACGCGCTAACCGCTCTCTCGCTAACCGTTTCGATAAGCTCACCGATACCCGAGGTATTAGGGCGAAAGACGGCGGCAAGTATGAAATAAAGGCCTCTCGCTCTGGCGCTCTGCAGGGTCTACCGCTCAACGTCGGCCTATGTGACGAGCTACACCTTATGCCTAGCGCTCTTTGGTCAGATATGGTTAACGGCACCGCGGCGAAAACTAACGGTATCGTCGTCGGCATTACTACCGCGGGAGATGAGAATAGCGAGCTACTTAAGCAACTCTACGAAATTGGTAATAAGGCTATTGCGGGAGACGCGACCCTAGAGAGGTTTGGTTTCTTCCTTTGGGAAAGCCCCGACGCTAAAGTACCGGAAGACGACGAAACCCTAGCCGAGTACCTCTTGGCAGCTAACCCCGCTCTCGCCGCTGGCCGTATAGATCTAGAGACCGTAATTAGTGACGTTAGATCTATGCCAGAGATCGACGTAGTTAGGTATCGCTTAAACCGGTTTGTTGCCGGCTCAAGTATCTTTATAACCCCGACTATGTGGCAGGCAAACGCTCGACCACACGGCGACCCTTTCCCAACGGAAAACGTGAGACCTGTATTTGTTATTGACCGCACCCCCGATTGGGGGCACGCCTCGATCGCGGTAGCCGTTAAGAGCGAAGACGGCTTTACACACACCGAGCTAGTGGCCTCTATCGTTAAACCGACGGTAGAGCAGCTCGTACACTTATGCGTTAACCTCTCTCAATATTCACCTCAAACCTTTGGCGTCGAGGGCTATGCGCTCAGAGATCTCGGTAACGAGTTAAAGAAACGTGGCTTACCGGTAACTATCCTTACCTCAAGCGACATTATTAACGCCTCAAGTCTCACCTATTCACTTATTGCTCAAAAGAAAATTAGGCACTCAGACGACCCGCTACTAGCTTTACAATTCCCCCGGACTATACGTAAAAACGTAGGCGAGAGTTTCCGTATTAGCCGCAGGGATAGCTCTATAGAGATCGACGCCGTTTTAGCGACAACGCTAGCCATATACCTAGCTCAGACACGCTTACAACAAAGTTTGCAAGTATTCTAATTAAGTGCTATAGGATTATAACGAAATGGCTATATTAGACTTTCTTAAGCGTGCTACGCCTAGCGTGCCCGAAACCCGCGCAATGAGCGCAGACCTTTTACCCCCAACTCGTAACGTAACCGAGTCGGTAAGCGTAGGGCAGGCTCTCTCACTTTCAAGCGTTTACCGCGCTATCTCTATCTTGAGCGTTTCCGGCTCTCAAGTATCTTTCGACGCATATACCGGCGGCGTAGAGGTAACTCGTACCCCGGCTTGGTTTCGCCAGCCAGATCAGAAAATTAGCCGCAGCGCGTTTGTTCAACAGACCATAGTCTCTATGGCAAGCACCGGTAACGCATATTGGCGCAAAGACGACGTAAACGGCAAGCTCGTTAACCTCGAGGTATTAAACCCTCTAGAGGTAATCGTTAACGAGAACTCAAACGGGCAAGTAGTCGATTACGGGTACAACGGAAAAATTATTAAGCCGAGTAAAATCGTACACTTGCCCCTCTTGCGAGTGCCGGGTACTAACGTAGGCCTAGGCGCTATACAGGCAGCGCAGCGAGAACTACGCGGCAATATTGACACCCGAGACTATGCGGGCAATTGGTTTAAAGAGGCCGGTATCCCTAACGGCTTGCTCAAGTCTGATCAGGTGCTCTCGCCAGATCAGGCCGTGGCAGCTAAAAACGCTTGGAACTCTACCGCCGGCGCTAAAAACGGTGTGGCCGTACTTGGTAACGGTATTACTTACGAGCCGATTATGCTCAACCCTAAAGACGCTCAATGGCTCGAGGTACAAAATTTTAACTCAACCGCTATTGCTCGTATGTTTGGCGTACCCGGCTCTCTAATGTTTGCAGGCACCGAGGGCTCAAGCCTCACCTACCAAAACCAAGAGAGCGAGTATATTTCGTTTGTACGTTTCTCTCTTATGCAATACCTAGGCGCTATCGAAGAGGCCTTTACGTCTCTACTACCTCGAGGTACCGAGGCTAAAGCCAATATTGAGGCTCTACTACGCAGCGACACTCTAACCCGCTACCAAGCTCACCAAGTCGGTATTGCCGCAGGCTTTTTGACTATTGACGAGGTACGCAAAATCGAAAACCTACCAACGTTAGGGGCAACGCCAATTGTCTGATCTAGAAACACGTGAGTTTGATATTCGCGCCGTAAACACCGAAGAGCGCACCGTAGCCGGCCTAGCCGTACCTTACGAGGTAGAGGCATACGGTGAGCGTATTGCACGTAACGCCGTAGAACCCGCAGATAACGTTATGCTCTTCTGGCGACACGAGGAACCTATCGGCCGCATTATCGAGCACCAACAGACCGACGCCGGTTGGGAAATTAAAGCCAAGATCTCAGAAACCCCCCGTGGCGAAGAGGCTTATACGCTCGTTAAAGACGGCGTTATTAACAAATTCTCGATCGGGTTTCACCCGGTAGAGTCTCACCGAGACGACAACGGCATACGAGTAGTTACCAAAGCTAACGTAGTCGAGGTTAGCTTGGTGCCCGAACCGTGGTACAACACCGCGAACCTAACCGAGGTACGAGAGATCGCACCGGAAGAAACAGAGGAAACAATGCAGGAAAACACCCCCGCGGTAACTCTCGAAGACCTCGCCGAGGTACGAGAGCTTGCCGAAACCGTAGAGCGCCAGCTTGCAACTATTGCAGAGCGCGAAGAAACCCCCGCGATTGACACCCGCACCGCAGGCGAGGCTCTGCAGGCTATCGCTACCGGTGACGAAATGGCAATTCGCGCTTACACCGGTGCAACAACCGGCGACTCTTATTTGCGTAACGGTTGGATTGGCGACCTTACTCGTATCGTCGAAGAGGCAGCCCCTCTACGCTCGGTATTTGGTAGCTCAACTCTTCCCGCAGAGGGTAACTTTATCGAGTACGCTAGCCTCACTAGCAACTCGGTAGTAGTAGATCAGCAGGACGCCGAGGGTGACGACCTCACCTATGGCGAGGTTGTAATTGACTCTCACACCGCAGCCGTTAAGACCTTTGGTGGCTACTCGGAACTCTCAACGCAGGTTATTACCCGCTCGAGCGTTGCATACCTCGACCACGTACTACGCGCTCAGGCTATCGCTGCAGGTAAGGCTATTAACGGCTTTATTCGCGCCGAGTACCTTGCAGAGCACGCGCTGCAGGTAACCGCAACCAACACCGTCTCAATTCCCGCAACCGGCGTTACTTTCAACGATTGGCTCAACGCAGCAATTGAGGCTCAGGTTAAAATGCAGGCTCAGGGGCTCTCTCTTGACGCTCTGATTGTTGACAAGGCTACCTTTAAGGCTCTTCTTAACGTAGAGTCTGCAGACGGCCGCCCCGTCTTCTTGGTAACCGGTGCCGGTGCTAACAACGTTGGCTCTCTCAACGTTAAGGGTCTTGCAGGCGACCTCGCCTCTATCCCCGTAGTGCTCGACGCAGGTCTTGCCTCGGATGAGTGCGCGTTTGTTAACTCTGCCGCTTTGCGTTTCTACGGCTCGTCTGTAGTTTCCTTGCAGGACGAAAACGTAGTGAACTTGAGCAAGCAATTCTCAATTCATATGTTTGGTGCGGTTGCTCACGAAATTCCGTCGGCAATTATTCCCGTCGTAGCTGCTGCATAAAGTAGGTTACAAAAGTGGACGCTACTAACCTCGAGGCTTACGTAGGTGCCGACCCGTCGGACACCGCATACGTTGAGCAATGTTGGGGCGAGGCTCTAAGTCTCGTTACCGCATACGTCGGAACTATAGACCCCGTTACGGTTATCCCGGACGAGATCTTAGACCGGGCGTACCTCGAGGTTGGTAGCGAACTCTACCACCGCCGACAGGCACCTAACGGCGTGGCTCAATTCTCTACGTTTGACGGTGCGCCAATTAGAGTTGCCCGCGACCCTATGGTTGGCGCGTACCCTCTATTGCAACGCTATATCGGGCTCGGTATCGCGTGAAAATTAACAACAAACGAGCAAGCCTAGCAGCGCTTATTAAGACCGCTACTGGGCTAACCTCGTATGACTATAACCCCGCCCGACTTAACGTACCGTCAGCGGTAGTTATGCCGGGTACGCCATACGTTACCGACGGCGACGTATTTGGCAGCATAAACGTTAGTTATACCGTAGATCTCATTATGGGCACCGCCGCTAACTCGGTGACCGCTCAGGGATTAGACGACCAAATAGAAAACGCTCTAGTTGCTCTAATTAACGCCGGTTACGGTGTGGACAACGTGAGCGCACCCTACGCGGTCGACATTAACAACGGCACATACCTAGCGGCAACCCTAACCGTAAACGCCAATATCTCACTCTAAGGAAAACAAAACAATGGCAACCTCAACTCGTATCAAGGGCGGCGCTCTTTCCCTCAAGCTTGGCGCGACCGACTATTGGGCAGACGCAACTAACGTTGTAATGGATAGCGAAGACGCAGACGTAATTACGTTTTACGACGCCTCTACCGCTGGCCGCCAATTCTTCTTTACCGTAGACGCTATCCAGAGCACCGCTAGCGGCTCTTTCTGGTCTTACGTTTGGGCTAACTCAGGCTCTGACGATATTGCGTTTACCTACGCACCACACGGCAACGCAACCCCAAGCACCGACGAGCCACACTTTGAGGGCACCTTGCGTATTGGCGCAAAGCCCGCTATTGGTGGAACCGCTGGCGCTAACACCACGTTTACTTTCTCTACTCGTTTCGACATTAACGGCGAGCCCGAGCTAGTAACCGCTTAACAATATCCCCAACTAGAAAGCGAGACTAACAATGGATATTACGAACCTAACCCTCGGTGAAATTGCCACGGTCGAAGAGCTTGCAGGCGTAGGGCTTGCAGCTCTGGCCGACGAGAAAGCCCCCAAGGCTAAACTTATGGCAGCTCTCGCCTACGTGAAAACGAAGAGGGAAAACCCTAAATACACTATGCGCGAGGCAGAGGGGCTAACTATGAATGAGGTTAGCGAACTCTTTGCCGGCGAGAGTGACGAAACAAAAAAATAAGGCAAGAGAGGGCGGACGAAATGGCGTTATTTATAACCCGGTTTGCCCTCTCTAAAGCCGACTATTTAGCGCTTACCTTGTTAGAGCGAGACGCCATTATTAAGGCGGCTAACGAGGCTAATAGGCACTAAGACCCCTACCCCCGGTATCTCGCTTGCCGGGGGTAGGCTAACAATTAAGGCAAGGTGATTAAATGGGCAG